TACCGTATCTAAAACCACTGTTAGAGGTTTCATCACTGATTGCAATGATCATTAGCTTTTGACCACGAACGGCCCACTTATAAGGCTGGTCTTCTATTGTTATTGCCATTATCTTTTATTTAGTAGTAATCTGTTCTCTATGCTTTTTATGTAGCTATCCATTAGCCTGTCTTTATACTCGTCCCATGTATCGTCTATTGCTTCGCTGTAATAGTTAATACCTTCAATTCCATTCTTGCCTATGCTTTTAGCGATTGCAAATGCTGCGCTCTTTATGTTGCTTTCTGTTGACTTAATAAATTCACCTTGTCGATTGCGAAGCTTCAAACGCTTAATGCGTATCCAATCCTCAATCGGTTTAACAGGTGGCATCTTTGCCCCTGCTTTTCTACCAAACTCAATCACATCTGCATATTGTCCCGCTGCATCATTGCTGACCGTGAAATCAATGGTTGGTTTGTTGTAGCGTATCTTAAGGTTATAGTATAGCGAGTTGAGCAAACGCCCGGATGCAACACGATTAACCGTCTTACCGCGCACCCTACGTTTGATACGTAGGTTCGATTGCGCCCGTTCTATAACAGCAACTGCATACTCGTTCAATATGTCCTCGAATGCATCGCTCATGGTATCTCAGTCAAGAAGATGGTGTATGCTGTTGATGCATTTGCAATTAATAGTTGAGCAAATCGAGTTGCTTTGATTGGGTCAATTAGTGCCTCGCTTACTCGGTTACGATTAGCCTGTGCAGCATCGTTAATAGTAGGCCACGTCAATGAGCCATCTTCGTTTTCAATTGGCTCAACATTGTCAGCACCGCACTTGAATATCACAACGCTCCCGTTGTTATCCACCACAAAATTTTGACCATCAAAAGTGTATGTCATATCGTTAATAATACTTGGTTGTTTAATATAGCTGCGCTTACTCCAGTAGAGTTGTTTACGAACTTCATACCCATTTGGTCACCAACTACAACACTTACTGAGTTAACTAAATCACTAAACACACCGGCTGCCGAACCTGCTGCAATGGTTATGGTCAATGCTTGGTCAACACTATTTTTTCGCACGGTGCAAACAAGTGAACCTGTAGCGGGTTGCGCTGTGCTTGTCATTACATACAATCGAGTTAGCGTGCCGTTTGTTATCATTGGTGTTCTACGCACAGCGTCCGAAGCGTTATGGTTAGCCGAGCCACCGAACAGAGAACCGAATCGAGTAGCACCTGCGGCCAACGTATCGCCATTTGCAAACTGATATAGAATAGAAGTAGAACTGGTTGTGATTCCTAAATCAGTTACCATTTCAGCCGCCGTTCTCGCGGTCACCGTATTGTCCGCATTGATGCGCAGGAATCGCACAGCACTTGGATTAGGTAACGTTGCTAGGTTAGTACCTACGGTAGTAAGTCCAATGCTGTTTTGCTTGCCATTGAATGTTGACCAATCGGCGCTACTTAATGCACCGCGATTTGCAGCACTGGCAGTCGGCAAGTTAAACGTGTGCGTGCTTCCTGTGCTACTTATTGCAAAGTCGGTTCCTGTCGTGCCTACTGCAAAGTTTTGTGTACTTTCAGTTAAGCCATTCAAAGAACTTAGTCCGATTGCGTAGGTAGTATGCACTTCGCCTATGCGCCCGTCCTCAGTGTAAAGGGTAACCGTCTTACCATTGGTGTTTTGAATATCAAACTCGATGTGTATGCGGTCGGTTGCAGCTGTTACCGTGTTTGGAACTGAAATAGTAAAGGTGTACAAATCAGGAACGTTGCCATTGGTGATTTCCTCCATTGTAGAAGTAGCCACCAGTGTGAACGTGCTGCCGTTGTATGTGTAAAGCTTTGCAAGTATTTGTGCATGATTTGCGCCGCCTCCCGTTTCACTCAAGTAAACATCAATAGTCCAAACACCTGAAGGAATAAGAACGTGGTTTGGCTCGTTTACATCAGTAATGAATCTGGCAATCGCTCCTGTTGTTGCACGTGTGAAGTTTGCAGCAGGGCCTGTGTTAGCGGCTGTGCCTAACTCATAATAATCGTTACCGCCAATTGTACCTTGTGAAATATTACCATTGAAGTACAACACCTGTCCACCGCCACCACCTGTTGAGGGGAATGTGCGAAGCGCACCTGTGCCGTCTATGTATTGATCACTTGTACCATTTGCGCTAACTGCAAGTGTGCCCGATGTGGTAACGGGTGAACCTGTTACGCTGAATGCTGCGTTAGTAGGCGCAGGCATGGTAAGGCCAACCGATGTGACCGTGCCACCACCCCCACCGCTTGGTGTTGCAGCTTCCCAATCTCCAGATGTAATATTGTAGGTTAGCACCTGCCCATTACTAGGAGTAGGTGCGTTTACATCTGCAAGGTCATCGAGATTAACTGGTATAGTTGGCTTGTTTAAGATTTGTGCTACACCACTTACTGCGTTCCAATCGCTGTTAACCTGCGCAGCTGGTATAGTTGGTTTATTCAATATCTCCGATACACCACTTACACTATTCCAATCCGAATTAACCTGTGCAGCGGGAATGGTTGGCTTATTCAATATTTGAAAATCACCACTCGTTGCGTTCCAATCTACAGGCGTTTGACGCAACCTGTTACCGGGTGCGACAAGTGTCCAATACGTTGCGTTCGTTGGTATGATTGCATCATTGTTGGCTATGCACTGGTAAACGTCACCATTATACCATACCCTATCACCTACCAAATACGGGTTGCCCGTGGCCGTTACGTGGTTTGCATTGTACTCCGTACTTACATACTCATTGCCACCGCCTCCACCACCTGTTGAATCAATCGTAACTGTCCCGTTGCCTTGGTCGGTTATGGTGATGTTCGTGCCCGCCTGTAGATTAAGCAAGGTCTGAACTATGTTATCTACACCATTTGTTTGAAGTGTGATGCCGTAACCCGTGCCACTACCACCGCTACCACTTGCACCACCTACTGACCATATCGCAGGAATGTCACAAGCACTCCAATCCCAAGGCACTTCGAGTTTAATAGTGAAGGCAACACCCGTAACCGTGTTCTTTTGCTCTTCCATGAATGGTTCGAATACAACCTCATTCACGAGCTGCACATCAAACCCGAATAACTCCAGTCCGTTCTTTACTTCGGCAATAAGGTCTTGGCCTAATCGCACACAATCGCTAATAACCTCACGCTGATACTCGGCCTTGTATTCTTTGTCACGGGGTATATCCGCAAACATGATGTGAAAACCAAACTGCATGCCCCCGCTGATAGGCTCAATAGTATCGGGCGTAACGTGCATGAAAGGATATTGATCGTCCTGTAGTTGGTCGGCCATATCAATTTGCCCGTGCGTAAATCGCTTAATCAAAAAGTGCCCGGCTGCAAATGCTTCCAGGCGATTGATTAGGACGTTGTAACTATAGTTGTAACTATTCATTAGTGATGTCTTTTTCTCATTTCTACTTTTTGCGTGTATACATAGTCGGCTAAGTATGTAAGGTGTGTGAATACCTCATATACACCACGCTCTGTTACCGCGTCAAACTTTGTTATATCTCGCTCCGCTAGTGATTCAATGATATGAAACCACCCGTATGCGGCTAAGCCGTCTGGGGTTGTTCCTGCGTCATCTCCCTCACTATCTCCGTTATCTCCTTGGCCAAATATTCTAGGGAACTGTTGTATAGTTCTATTTCTAAACTCGAAAAAAAAAGCAGCACATTTAGTACATGGTCAAGTGTTAGCTGCAATACTTCATCTTCGTACTTACGTTTGGCGTTGGGGTTGTATGCTTCTACATCGTAGTACTTTCCAAACTTAGCCTTAATAGGGCGGTATAGTATGCACATCATCTTGTGTGCTGCTACTCCGTTTATCTTGCCGTCTTTGTAGATACCAGTGCAATGCGTATCAAGGTCAATGTATTCACCAAAGGTTAGTTCATTCAGGTTAGGAATAAACCCTAACTCGATTGCACCGACACGCACCTTACGTTCAAAGTCATTGCTACCTAATTTTATTGCAGCTTCAAAGCGCATGATAATTTCATCAATGACGTGTGATTGCATCAGGCGTATGTTATCCATACTCTTTCCGGTTATCACTCGCACGCGCTCCATCTTATCAACTGCGTTTTGGTAGTCGATATACTTGGCAAGTGTTACTGCCTTTGCGTTAGCTGCTATGCTGAACTTAACTTTCATGCTCCGTTGTATTGTAGTTTTTGTTTCTTTTTTGTGTCAATTTTATCACAAATCGGAATGCACCTGTATGATTACGGGTGCTTTCTCATCACCGCTGTGTGTGATACGTGCCTGTTTGGGTTTGAAGTATTCGAGTAGCGCTGTGTAGTGTTTGATGTATTCCTCATCCTCCATATCATTCATGATGCGCATACACTTAGCCGCGCCTTCTTGCACGAACCATTCGCCTAACTCATTCCACATCTTAGTCTTTTCACTAACCGCTCCCTTTGGTTTCAAGCCACCGTGACCCGGTAACAAGTGGCCCTTTTCGTTTCGTGATTTTTCCATATGATTCGATAAGATATTGTTATTTGCCTTCGTTCACTTTTCCTAGCTGTCTTCTAAACTCGTTTATTAGATCGCGGATGCACGTGCCACATGCGCTCGGTTTCTCATGCTTCTTGGTTATCTTGCTAAACCAATAGTAAAGCATCTGCAAATCGTCCTGTTCTATCTTGTTACTCTTGGTTATACGTGCTATAAAGACATCCAGTGCGGCTATCTCTTCAGGTTTCATATCAATGGCAAACCATTTATGCGCTGGGCATGACGTAAATCTAAACTTTGTCTTTACATCCATGAAGCAACCGCACAGCTTTATGTTTTCTTTGTAGTACGTTACCTCGTTTTCTTCGGGCATGACTGTACCACCAATTAAAGGTGTGCCGCAAGTACCGAAAGCACCTTGGTAGAACTTACATTTTTTGCATATCGATAGCCTCTCTCTCTGAATGTGCAATGGCGCGTTGAAGTTTAACATATTCTCGTATTTTTTTAAGTGCCCTATGTATGGATGTGCGCAGGTATGGGTAGGGTATGCCCGTTGTTACGCTTAGTTCCTTGTAATCGAAATCAGGTTTGCTGTATAGACGTAGCAGAATAGCATCAAACTCATGCATGCGCCCGATTGCGCTGTATAAATATTCCCCATCTATAAACGCACCTATCCATGTTTCATCTTGTTTCGTGTCGGCAACCTCTCTATCTACGTGCATCTCGTAGTATTTGCGATACTTCATGGCGTAATCACTGCGAGCACTGTGCCATGATAGCCAAATAGCCCTGTTGATGTATGCTTCTACCTTGCCCCTGCATACGATGTCTTTTATGTCCTGCTCTGGTCTATCCATTAACCGGGCAAGCACCTCATGCAGTAGATCACTTCCCTTTGTTTTGTCGTGAGCAAGCCTTGTAGCCTTATCGAGCCATGCATCGTAATGCTTTGATATGTTGACACTTATACAGCTATCCAAAAATATTTACGAAATAATTTGCATACTGAAAATTCTTGCTTACATTTGTCCCCATCAATACAAAGGTAATCAAAAACAAAAGCAACATTTGAACTAGAAAGCGCAGTAGTACCTGCCACACTTAAAATCGAAGTTAGTTACAATGCATCTTTTGAAGATGCCACCTATGACAGCGACAGCATCTTTGTTTGCGGTGATGAAAGCTATGAGGTATATCTTGAAAATATCAACATCACTGCAAGCATTGACGCTAGCAATTTTTCAGGTCAATTGCATGATGAAATTCAAAAGCAATTAGACCGCGAAATACCAAATCATTTTTTCAATCTTTAATAAATCAATACAATGACACAAACAATTGAGGTTAACACCTACCATCCAGTAGTAAACGGAACTACTGAAATCACACTACCTTACTACTACACCTGTGGTAGCTTCGGGCATGTCTACTGCTGTATGTCTGCAGACATGGTGCTTACTACTGTAATGAGTTACTCTACCAACAAGCAAATCGAAGTACGCAAGTACGACGATATTTCACAGGTCAAGTCACGTTTAGAAATTGATATGCGCGACAAGCTATACAAATCAATTGATGACGCTGTGTTCATGCACATGTTTAGCGAGGCTCACCGCGAAGTGTTCTACGCTGTTAATCCTGAACTCAAACCAAAGCTATGAGAAAGCACAATAAGTTAAATGGGTTGATCGCGAAGACAGTGGGCAGTAATGCTGCCCTACTTCGCGCGATGCGCAAGAGCAGCACCCCCATATCAGACCGCACGCTGTACAACTGGTTGTATGATGCTA